AAAATTAAGCGTAAGGCTAAAATGGCTCGCGCATTAATCAAAAGAAAGCGTTCATTAAGAAAACGCAAATCATTGGGGCTATAAAAATGAAGTTAATTACCGAAACAATTGAAGAAGTAAAGATGGTCACCGAAGAAAAGAACGGTGTGAAGACTCTTTACATTCAAGGTCCATTTCTCGTAGCGGAAATGAAGAACCGCAACGGTCGTATGTACCGCACATCTACTCTTGCTAAAGAAGTAGAGCGTTATAACGAAGAATACGTTACCAAGAATCGCGCATTCGGCGAGTTGGGTCATCCAGACTCACCATCAATCAATCTAGATCGCGTTTCTCACCTCATCACTTCATTGAAGCAAGAAGGCAATCAATGGATTGGTAAAGCAAAAATTCTTGAAACACCAATGGGTAAAATCGCCAAGTCTCTAATGGAAGGCGGTGCAACTCTTGGTGTATCATCACGTGGTATGGGTTCGCTCAAAAATGAGGGCGGTATCAATGTGGTGCAAGACGATTACTATCTAGCCACAGCGGCAGATATCGTCGCAGATCCATCTGCTCCAGGTGCTTTTGTTCAAGGCATTATGGAAGGTAAGGAATGGGTTTGGGACAATGGTAAGGTCAAGGAACTCGATATCAATGAGTATTACAATCAAATCAAAACTGCAAAACAGCGTCAGATTGATGAGATCTCATTGAAGATCTTCGAGAATTTCTTGTCAAAACTTTAATTTTTATAAATAATATTACTTCTTCAGGAGTTTAACAAATGAGTAAGACGTTATCAGAATCTGCTGCTGAAATCCTAAAAGCCTCAATGACGAGCGCAGGAAAAGAGCCAGCACAATCACTACCAGCTGAGATGGATGATCTCGGCGGTCAAACACCAGAACAACTTCCAACAGCAATTGGTGCTAAAGCATCAGCTGATATGAAGGAAGCACCAAAACCAGGAGTCATGGGCGCACCAGCTGAGCCAATGAAGAAGCTCCCAGGTTCAGATGCCAAGAAAATCGGCGACGAAGATGAGGCTCTTAAGAAGAACCCAGTCGACGCTGGATCAGTCAAGGTTGAAGAAACAGAAGCCGAAGGCGAAGTTGTTGCTGAAGAAGAAACAATTGCCGTAGAGCAAGAACAAGAAGAAGTTGTCGCTGAAGCCAAGTCCGAAGATGATGAAGAAGAAGATGAGGACGAGGAAGAAGAAGATGACGCAGAAGAAATGAAAATGAAGATGAAGAAAGAGATGGTTGAGAAGTATCGCGGCTCAATGAGAGAAGATGTCGATGCTCTATTCAATGGCGAATCTCTATCTGAAGACTTCCGCGTTAAAGCAACATTGATCTTCGAAACAGCTGTTCAATCACGTGTTGAAAAGATTGTTGAAGAAGTCCTATCAGAGAACGACGAAATTCTTGCTGCAGCCGTTGAAGAAATCAAGGCTCAATTAGCAGAACAAGTAGATGACTACCTCAACTATGTTGTTGAAGAGTGGGTCCAAGAAAACCAAGTTGCAATTGAAACAGGTCTCCGCGCAGAACTTGCCGAAGACTTTATCTCTGGTCTCAAGTCTCTATTCGAAGAGCACTACATCGAGATCCCAGAAGAGAAGGTTGATGTTGCAGAAGAACTTGCTGTTGAAGTCGCTTCTCTACAAGAAGCAGCTGCTGCCAAGGAAGCAGAATTTGCTGCTCTAGCAGAAGAACTAAATTCAGTCAAGAAAGAAAAAGCAATTACTCTCGCTTGCGAAGGTCTAACAGCCGTTCAAGCAGAGAAAATCAAATCACTCGCAGAGAGTGTGGAGTTCACCACAGAAGGTGATTTTAATAATAAGCTCGCTATTATCCGCGAGAACTACTTCCCAAGCAAAGTAAGTGTGAAAAGTGAGGTAAAGGCAATTCAAGAATCAGCTGTTGATGAGCCAGAAGTAGAACCAATTCGTGATGCTATAATGAATCGTTATGTTCAAGCACTAACAAAAACGGCTCCAAAAGCCTAATTTTATTTAACTGAGGAAACACTAAATGTATATTAACGAAACATATGCAAAGAAGTGGGCACCAGTTCTTGATCACCCAGAACTCCCAGCAATTACAGACAACTACAAGCGTGCTGTTACTGCTCTCGTTCTCGAGAACCAAGAGCGTGCCCTAATCGAAGAAAACCGTTCAATGCAAAACTTGTGGGAAACTTCCCCTGCTAACAGCATGGGTTCAGGTTCACCAAACGGTCTTTCAGGCGCTGCAGGCGCTCCAATCGCTGGCTTCGATCCAATCCTAATCGGATTGGTCCGTCGTGCACTTCCAAACCTAATGGCTTATGATGTTTGCGGCGTTCAGCCAATGACAGGTCCAACAGGTTTGATCTTCGCAATGCGTTCACAATACGCAAACGCAAGCGCAATGACAGGCGAAGCTCTTTACAACGAAGCAAATACAGCATACGCTGGTGCTGGTACGCACACAGCTGTTGACGCCGCAGATGCCAACACGAACTTCGGTTCTGTTGAATTCGGCACAGCCAACACTGGTACAGGTATGACAACTGCCGTTGCTGAAGACAAGAACCCACTAGCATATATGGGCTTCCAAATCGATCGCGTTGCTGTTACAGCAAAAACACGCGGTTTGCAAGCAGCTTACACGCTAGAATTGGCGCAAGATCTCAAGGCAATCCATGGTCTAGACGCAGAAACAGAATTGACAAACATTTTGTCAACTGAAATTCTTGCTGAAATCAACCGTGAAGTTGTTCGTACGATCTATGCAACAGCAAACGTCGGCGTCGTAGGTACTTCATCAAATACCTTCAACCTATCAAGCAACACTGATACATCAGGTCGCTGGCAGGTAGAAAAGTATAAGAGCCTATTGTTCGCAATCGAACGCGCAAGCAACAAGATTGCTAAAGATACCCGTCGTGGTAAGGGTAACTTGCTCATCGTTTCAACCGATGTTGCATCAGCCCTAGCAATGACAGGTCTCCTAGACTACAATTCAGCTCTATCAAACAACACAAACCTAGCAGTTGACGATACAGGCAACACATTCGCTGGTACACTATTCGGTCGTATCAAAGTTTATGTTGACCCATATTCTGTCGCTGGTCTAGACTACGTTGTAGTTGGTTATAAGGGTACAACTCCTTATGACGCTGGCTTGTTCTACTGCCCATACGTTCCGCTACAAATGGTACGTGCTATCGACCCATCAACGTACCAACCAAAAGTTGGCTTCAAGACACGTTATGGTCTCGTAAGCAACCCATTCGCAGGTGGTTCAAACACAGGACTACTCGGCGCTCTAACGACAGACACAAACGTCTACTATCGTAAGTTCCGCGTCCTAAACATCAACCAATAATTGATGTAGCGAAAAGTATTGCCGACTTGATAAAAACAATAAGGCAAACAACTTGGGGGGAGCAGCAATGCTCCCCCTTTTTTATTCACTAAATATTTGTATCTAACTGGGAATTGTTAAATGACAGCATTAAACCGCAATCCTAGCAATGTTGATTTGCTACAAAGTACAAAGTTTAGAGTGACGTTCGATCGCTTACCTGGTATAACATATTTCTGCCAGTCAGCGAATCTTCCTGGCATTTCATTGTCAGAATTTCCAGTTCCTACGCCATTCGTAGATTTGTATTTTCCTGGGGAGAAGGCAGTCTATGATACATTCAATATTACGTTCCTAGTAGACGAAGATCTACGTGCATGGACGGAGCTCCATGACTGGATTCGCAATATTACATTCCCAACTGGATTTGAAGAATATCTAAATCTTGCAAGGGATACTAAAGCAGGAAACATTAGAACTGCTGCAGCAAATCTACCAACGCCATATAGTCTTGGTGTTATGACGGTTTACACCAATAAGAACAATCCAAACTTCCGTGTAAAAATGATTGATATGTTTCCTACAAGTGTTGGATCTTTGATCTTTAATGCAAGTGACACGGCAGAAAACATCGTTACTTGCGACGCTACGTTCAGATTTTCTTACTATAATTATGAAAGGATATAAAGTATTCTTAAAGTAACCCATTCATCCTCGACATAGTCTATTATATCGACTTATAGTCAAACTGTCAAACTATTG